GAATAACCTGTGCGTGTATAGCATAATGCTCATCACCTTCTACTGGTAGATCAGCTATTTGCCAATCAACACTGTCGTTCATAAGCTCGAGGGTTACATCTGCAACGCCTTGTGCGATCTCATCTAGTTGTTTCATTTTACTCATAGTAGTATATTTTTATTGTTACATTTATATTATCAACAAGTGATCGTATTATTATTGTTATTGCTTATTTAATATAGTCACTTCAACCCAACCTTTTTCTGAATAGTTAGCTTCACATCTAACACCTGATTTTGTTAGTTGCCTCTCTAGCTCTAACGCTGCGCGCCATAAACTAGGTTCAGGCATCTCGTCATGCTCATCATCGTACATCACTTCTCCTCTACATTGGTAGAATAAATCATCTACATCGTTTTCTACGTACTCGAAATCCCATCCGTTAATATTTGTATCTTGTTTCATCCACTCTTTTATCATAGTTATATTCTTTTGTATTTAATTCCATCTACCTCAATAATATCTTGTGTTGGTAACATGCCATAATTCTTAATTAAGTAATTTTTTAGGTACAATAGCCTGTTAACGCCTTTGTGTATAAGTACTCGCTGACTGTAGGGATAGCTCTGTATTTCCATATTAGAGCCCATCCAATACCTTACACTTGTTCTAGTAGGGTTTAGTTGATAGCAAGATAGCTCGTTAAATCTACTTCTTATTATCTTACGTACCATACCTGACTCGTATGTAGCAAACCTATGTCCACTGAATTCTCCACTGCTTATCTCAAACATTCTAGTTTTGTTTTTTCGTTGGCGATCAGTAGTTACATCTTTCAAAGGAAACTCATTAGTTAACTCGTTGATGTACTGTTGTTCTTCTTCTCTAATTCTTTCTGCGTATATGCTCATATTTATTTATTTAAAGTGTTTCTATTTTTACGTCGTAGTATTTCCATAAACCATTGTGACTATGCTTTTTAGCCTTTGCGCCATAGCTTGTTTTCATACCTGTTTTAACTTGTTTATACTCTTTATCACTGAATGGTTTACATAAACCATCATGCTGGTGCTTAATACGGTGAGCTTTAACTCGATCTGCTTGCATCTGCTTCGATACTGCTAACAACTCTTTCATTGTTGTCGCTTGATATGTTACGCCCATGGGTTACTTGATTTTTCTATGTAAGTTAAACCCTTGTAGTTGAACCAGTTAGTTATACCTTCCTTGTCATCGCTTTCGTCGTAGATAAAAGCAAACTTTTTTGGTAGATTACCTACAGTATAGCCTTTGTAGTCAACACCGTTAAGTTTTAAGGATGTTTTTGAAGTAAATTTGATAGTATTCATAAGTTATTAGTTTTTAAATTCATATATATTATCCAAAGTGAATCGTATTTTATTTGTATATTTGGAACATTAGATCCGCTATTAGTTCTGCTTCTGTCTCTCCGTCTTCAGGTACACAGTCGCACTCAACAAAACTTGTCACTGCTTTTAGCACCTCTTCCGCTCCTGTATAATTACTTTGAAACTTAAAGTGTTGTAAAGTTTCTTCATTCCATTTCACAGTTATCATAGTATTCTTTTTAATTGTTCTTTAATTTGTATTATATCTTCGTCACTAACCTCGATCTCTTCATTACTATCTCGTAAAAATAAGGTATTGTACATAGCGTCGTGAAAGTTATCACCTACTACCTCATCTAAACGGTTGGCGATGTCTTTTATTTCTTCCCAAGTTAACTTCATAATTAATCGCCTTTGTATTCGCCCATCGATGAATAGAATTCTTGTGTTGCTCGCATAGTTAACTCGCGTATGCTTTTCTGATTTGAAGAATTGTCTATGTAGTAGTCGATCTTCTCATGCATTAGATCAAGAGTTTTAGCTCCGAAACGTACTACTTGATACTCTTCTAGTAAGTTCTTGTCAGAGCAATAAAACGCACTAGCTTTCTCACCACTGTAAGTTGTCCACTCAGTGAACTCGTATTTTACACCTTTGTATATCATAGTTAGTTTCTTATTGCGTAAGCAGCAGCGCTACCTAGTTCTGTTAATACTTTGTTTGCTCGTTTTAGTACGAATAGTACTTTGTGCTTGAATTTTCTCATAGTTTAGTTATTAGTAGATTTGTAGAATTGTATTCTTGTTTCAACATCTTGTTTAGTGATCTCGCCACTCATTTGTTTTAGTATATCACTCGACATATCTATTTGTTTACCGTTAGGTAGATTTAGTATAAATTGCATAGTGATATTTTAAATAGATTCCCAATATAGTTCTTTTTGTTCGTCGCTTAAACCGTAGAGGTTATCTTGACCAAACATCTCTTGACAGATTTTAGTTCTTCTTTTTGCTTCTGTGAAAGATCTCGTCACCTCATCCCACGCTTGTTGATTAGTTAAATACATAGTTATTAAATTTAGTAGTCGTTAGTGGAATCGAACCACCTCTAACCGTTACGACTTAGATACTCGATAGTACTATTGCTCTAGTACTTCACGAGCGATCACTGGTACACTTGTACTTGAAGTATAAGATTTGTACTTGATGAAACACGCCATTGTATCTAGTTTTGACTTCATTACTTCATACACTTTATCGTGATTGTAAGTGACTGATTTACCATTTTTGAAGTTGACAGTGATTAGTTGGTTTTTACCAATTAGAGATTTTCTGATTACAAATCTTTTTGAAATTAAAGTTGACATAGTTATTATATTTAAAGTTATTAATTATTTACATAGTTATTATCCATTGAGTACTGTATTTTGTTTGAATACGAGTGTACTTTTGTTTACTTGTAGAGAAGTAGTAGATAGTCTTACTCTGAGTCTCTTTGTGTGTAACTTAACTTATTAGTTGTTGTTACATAGATATTATCAGAGAGCGACCGTATTATGTTCGTAAGAAATATATAGAAAAGAAGAGCGAAGTACGGAGTTTCTACGAAGTGCTATACACGAGGTGTATTACCTCCACACTCGCGTAGGGCGGAGTCTACTCTTCCGATCATATTTCAAGATCAGGCCAATATGTTTTATTAGATTATCTTACTAGTGCAGTAGTTAGTCTGTAATTAATACAGATCTAACACTCACTGGAATACTAGTTGATGATGTATATGATTTATACTTTTCCCAACAGTTCATAGCATTTAGCTTTTCTTTCATAGCTTCATACGCATCGTCATGTGCATACTTTGCTGACTTTCCATTTTTGAATGTTACTTCAATAATAGTGTTAGTGTTGATTAACGATTTGCGAACTAAGAATCTTTTTGATTGTAATGTTTTCATAATGTAAGTATTTAATTGTTATTAGTATGTTTAAGTTACATAGATATTATCAAGATCGATCCGTATTTTCTCTGAAAAAAAAAAAAAATAGTAAAAAAATATATGTAAAAAAGATAAAAATATAATATGTAAATGGTTGGAAATCAAGAGTATATATGCGAAAAACTATAAAAACAAGGGGGGCCCGCTGTTGTAAAAGTAAAAAGGTAAAACGCTGAAAACCAGGGAGTTAGGGGGCAACCCCATGGTTCCCTATATCTAACGTATTTTTAAATACTGTGACATAAGCCTGTTAAGGTTATATAGTAAGGGGCTATTGTCACACTTTTACTATTTGCCCTAGTTATAGTAAACATATAAGTAAATAACCACCTTTTCATGTAAGTATATAATGTATACACTAATACTAATCATATGCCACAAAAACTATCACCTAAAGCTTCAGCAGCTAAAAAGAAACGCGACTTAGCAGCAGCTAACTCAGCAGACAGGAAAGCTAAAAGAGCTGATAGTCAGAAAAAGCGTAGAGCAGCTACTAAAAAGTATGGTGCAAACTGGTTAAAGGGTAAAGACTACGACCATAACACAGGAAGATTCACATCGACATCTCACAATAGAGGCGGGACACAGTCGAAGAGTAAAAAGGATGGTACTAAAGCGGAGAAAAAACAATCAAGAAAGTAAATGGCAATAATATATTCATATCCTTACGATCAAACAGTAAATGACGCAGACGCATGGGTAGGTACTGACTCCATTACTAGGAGAACAAAACAGTACACGGCTAAAGCGATAGCAGACTACCTGAATATAAAAGGTAAGATCGCAGTTGCTGGTCAAATGAATTATCAGTTTATTACAATTCCATCAAACAAAGCAGGAACTTTTGCTTTCGCGTCAGGAAGCGGTGGCGGTACTGCTTGGTCAAGTATTACTTCTATAGTTATATCAAAAAAAGACTTGTCTGGTCAAGTTGTTTCACCTTTCTTAGAGTATTTAGTAGATGAACAAATAATGTTTCAAGACGTGGCTGAAAAAGGTTCATTTGGGCATTATATAATGAGAGGTTACACGCAGATTGGTACAACCGACTTCTACACATTAACATTGGAATATTTAGGAGGTAGTGGATCTATATCTATGGATCACTATTATACTCTCGTGAATTTCTTCATGGAGAGAAATATTCAAAACGTTGTAACAAGTGTCGATACTAGTGACACAGCGTTTATAGACATGACACCTACGACGCCTACTTCTGGTGACGTACAAATAACAGCATCATTGTCAGCTACTGGTACGCCTGATAATACTACATTCCTACGAGGAGATAACACTTGGATTAAAGCAGATAAGGATTTTGTTTTTACTCAAGGAACACCTTCTGCAACATGGACCATACAACATAACATGGACAAACTACCGGCAGTTGCCGCAGTAAATAACAATAACATGATCGTGTATGGTGATGTTCTATATGTAGATAATAACAATTTAACAATAACTTTCTCAGGAGGCTTTTCAGGAAAAGCGTACTTAAACTAAACCAAAAAAAAATGGCAATTAATTATTTAAACAGTATTGACCTAAATCAGAACGAACTGATACATGGTACAATAGAGAATCAAGCAAGTGACGCTTTAGCTGGAACTCCGGTTGAAGGTCAATTGTATTTTAACACAACAGCTCAAGTCCTTAAAGTAGGTAGAGACGACGGTGCTGGTACAATGGAATGGGTAGAAGTAGGTGGAGGTGTAGAAACACTAGACACTACCAATGGTACTTATATTAATTTAACACCTACCACGCCATCTATTGGAGATGTAATAGTTACCGCTGATTTATCCGCGGCAGACGGAACAGCAGCTACTACTGCAAGATTCTTAACCAAAGATAACACATGGGCAGTACCTGCTTTTGATGACTACTCAAGTTGGTCATTAGAGGGTGATAGTGGAACAGCTGAAACAGTAAGTTCTGGAGAAACTGTAGATATTGCTGGGGGATTAAAAATAACTACCGATATAGCTGCTAATAGAACTTTAAATATAGTTCACGATTTACAAGCACAAACAGATTCTGCAAATACAGATGCTCCAGGATATGGAGGTACTTTTACTGTCGTAGACACTGTTACTAGAGATACAACAGGTCACGTAACAGGTATAAACGTAAAAACAGTTACAATACCAGCTTCTGATAATACAAACACTACATACGGCTTAGACAAAGCAGCGGGTAGTGCTAATTTAATTTTAGCAGCAGATGGAACAGATCAAGATACTATTGTATTTGCTGGCACAGCTAACCAGATTGAAGTAGACGTTGCAACTGAAGATAGTTATACTTTTAAATTTCCAACAGCAGGAGTTGTTTTACCAGATGGATCGACTGCTACGACACAAGCCTCAGGGGATAGTTCCACTAAAATAGCAACAACAGCATTTGTACAATCTTCATTAACAGGTTTATTAGAATTTAAAGGAGGATTTAATGCGAACACCGGAGATATTGTTGGCGGTGGTAATTTAACATCAGGAGCCACTAGAGTTGCTGTTGCAGTAGGTGATTACTATGTAGTAACCGTAGATGGTGACTTCTTTGGAAACACAGCAACACCACTTACAGTAGGTGATTCTGTTATAGTGCAAACAGCTGCCGCTGCAGGGGCTTCTGTTGAAGGTGACTTTATAGTCGTACAATCTGATACTGATTTAGCAACCGCAACAACTGTAGGTTTAGGTAATGTAGTTCCAGGAACTAACGCCACAATAACGGCCCCATATACTAACGGAACTGCTTCAATAGAGGTTGTTGATTCAACCGCTGGTCAAAAAGGTGCTGTAATTGTAGCTGGTGGTACTGGTATAACTGTTGGTTACGCTTCAGGTACCGCAACTGTAACAAATACAGACACAAACACCTCTAATACTGCTACTGGTACTATTACAGCAGGTCAACTATCAGGAACGGTTACACATGCTTTCGGTATTAACACTATTGTTCAAACTATAGATTCTTCTGGCAATACAGTTTACTGTGATATTTCTAGAACAGCTACAACTTCTGTAGCAACAATCTCAGCGACTCAAGCAACAGATATTACTATCCTTGTTCAAAAGATAGGATAACAACAAACTCAAATTAAATGGCGATAAATTTTTTAAATACAGTCGCGGTAGACGAGAACGTCCTATTCGTAGATGCAACTAATAACCGGGTAGGTGTTGGAACTTCCACGCCTGGCTCGGTGCTAGATGTCCAAGGAAGTCAAGGGCAATTATTTTCTATAACTGACAACTTATCTGGAGATATATTTGCTGTGTCTGACATTTCAGGAGTACCTATAATGACAGTCAACTCAAGTGGTCTTTCTACTTTTTCAGGCTCTTTAAAAGTTGGAGCTGACGCAGGTGGTTATGACGTATTCTTCTATGGAAATGCTGCAGGTGAAAGAATGGTATGGGATGAAAGCGAAAGTCGCTTAATAATAAACCATGACACTGATAACTTTGGGCTTGGTATATTTACGGTTTCATCAGCATCAATGACACAACCTCAACTTAAAGTTGGTAGAGATTCAGGTCAATATTGGGGAGTTTATACTGACGACAGAAACGCACATTTAGTGCATAGGCAAGATGAAACTACTGGTACTATTACCACCAGGTTTGATCAATGGGATAGTAATATAACTGACACTAACGGAGAGTGGTTATGGAGACATGGGAATGGTACTGGTGGAGCAATGACAAACGCGCTTACGCTAACTCAAGGAGGTAACGCAACTTTTGCAGGTAGTGTACAATTAGCAGATACAAAAAACCTACAATTTATCGGAGCATCAGGTGACCATGCTAGAATATTCTACACTCAAGGCGACGGAACAACAGGAGATGTTTGGTCACACGCATTTTATCAAAACTCGGGGTATCAAGCGGGTATTGATTTTTACTCAGCTACTGAAGCTGCAGGTAGTGGTAGTATTAGGTTTAAATCAGGAGGTAATAATGTAGCACTTACATTAGACACTTCACAAAACGCAACTTTTGCAGGCACAGTAAATATTGTTGGTACAAACTCCACAAACCAAGAGTCGGTGTTGTTAAGAGGAATAACATCTGATGGCAGTGATTTGTTAGGTAGTATAAGAACTGCTAACACTGGTGGGTATAATCAAGAGATGAGGTTTTACACTTCTAACGCGAGTGGAACATCAGACGAAGATTTAACTTTAACTTTAAAACCAGATCAAAGCGCAACTTTCGTAGGTGATGTAACAGCACCATCATTTTTAGGTGACTTAAACGGTACAATAAACACAGCAACTACAGGTGTAACACAAACAGCTGGTAATAACTCTACGCTGATAGCAACAACTGCTTATGCGGATGCAGCAGCAGCAGCGGTTCCTGTCGGGGACTACCTACCACTAACAGGTGGCACAATGACTGGTTCTATTGCTATGTCAAACCAGAATATAACCGGTGTTAATCAAATAACCATAAATGATCCAGGTGAGGGCATTATTTTCCAAGGAACTACAAACGTAAATCTTTATGTCATAGATGACACTACAGATAGTATTGTAAACTTTGATAATGCAAGCGAGATCAGGAGAGATGGTGTTAGAGTAGCCGATGTACCTTATATAGCTTCAAGAAGTCAACAATTAATGACAAACTATAATGGGTTATTAGGTAACAATTATAATTTTCCTGGTTGGACTTTTGATGGTGAAGAATCTAATTATTCCCCAGGTTCTTTTAAATTTGTTGGTAGTAGCGGTAATTCATTTACTTCAGAGTTTATGGCAGTTGACACTGCTTATAAATATAAAATGTCTCTTGACGCTAAGACTTTAAATGGGGTAGGAAGATACTATTGTATGACTCTATGTTATGATGTTGATCAAAATCAAATCAACGCAAATCATCACATGTATAGAGCTAATACCTCTACTACTTTAGCTGTTGCTTTAAATCCTGGAGACACAACTGTTACTTTAGCGGGTACGGGATCCAACTGGTATGATGGAGGTACAGCTGGCGTATCTACTCATTTAAGATCTCTTATAATATGGGAATACACAAATAGTTTAGGATATACTTACCCTCCAGAAACATACTCAAGATTATGGTATAGTAATGCTTGGGATCCAAACAGTATAAATGGAAACGTAATAACACTTAGAACTGCGTGGACAGGACCTTCTTATCCAGTAGGCACTCGATTAAGTAATGGTAGCGCGGGTGGATCTTACAAATACAATGTAATGTCTAACACTTTGTTGACTACTGACTGGGTACAATACTCAGGTTTTATGGATGGTGTTGATTTATCAGGTACAAATGTATATAATAAGTTTCCTCCAGGTACATCTAAAATTAAGATGGGCTTTTTACCTAACTATAACTCCGGTAGCACAGGTGCTGATACTATTTGGATTACTAACTTTAACGTTGGAATTGACACTGTACTTACTAAAGGTGATCAGAGCATTGCCGGCACAAAAACGTTTACAACAGTACCGGTTGTTGGGACCATGGCGGTAACTGATGATTCTACCTCTGCTGCTTCTACTGCTTGGGTGAAAGATCAAGCGTATATAACTTCAGCTTCAGTTGGTGACGGGGAAATAAACGGAGCAACCTCTGGTCTTGGTATTTCTGGCTCAATGAGTGCTACAGCAAATCAAGCTGGTAATACTACATTTACAGTAACATCAAATGCTGCAACAGCGGCAACGGCTAATACTATCGCGTATAGAGATAGCTCTGCTGACCTTACCGCAAGATTATTTAGAGCTAATTATGCAAATCAGAACACAATAAGCGGGGCAATGGCTTTTAGGGTTAACAATGGTACAGATAATTACACGCGTTATTGCAGTAGCTCTTCTGCTATTAGAACGTTTTTAGGAGTACCTGCTTCAGGAGATTTAAACAATTACTTACTAAACACAACAGATACGTTTACTGGCTCATTAATTATAGACGGAGACATAAGAGGTAATGGCCAGCAGCTTATATTAAACGCAGGTGAATCCGGTAGCTACGCTACAGGGCAAACAGATGAATATGTTTATGCCAACGCAGAGAGTGGTCTAATTGTAAGTTCATCTCCGGATAACTGGGGTAGTGGTTGGGCAGGTAGAAATACAGCTCATATAAATAAAGCAGATGCATCATCATATTTACCTGGTGATTTATCAATAGCTTCAGCTTTACTTTCAAACCAAGAGAATACAGATATAGATACAGGAGCTGAAGTAGTTGCTCAGGTTGCACATGCTACCTATACAGCGGCATTTTTTGACTTTGTAGTTAAGAAAGGTACAAATGTAAGATCAGGTACAGTTTATGCTTGCCACAATGGAGATACAACCCCTTTAGTAGAATTCACAGAAACATCGACAAATGACTTAGGTGACACGTCGGATGTTACATTAAGTGTAGATATATCAGGAGCTAATATGAGATTATTAGCAACAGTGACTTCAGATGACTGGATTGTTAAATCATTAATAAGAGCAATATAATGGGATTTTATAGAGGACCAAATATAGTAACGGATGGATTATTAATAGCTATTGACGCAGGAAGTGAAAGAAGCTACTCTGGATCAGGAACTTCTGTTTCTAATATAATAGATGATTCAACTTATACTCTTCAAAATAGTTTGAGTAAAGTTAGTGATAAAGGTGGTACTTGGGATTATGATGGTGTAGACGATTATATATCAGGGCCTTCAATGTCTTTTGGAAATTTATCAGGATATACAATAGCTTTTTGGGCAAGAAGAGATTCAGAAAACAAAATGTATGTTAGCACTAATAATGGTACTTTTTATTGGTACGGTGATAACAGTTGGAGATATGGAAACGGCGGCGGCGGTGAATATTATTACCCTAAAAATGTAAGCATACCATTAGGCACTTGGGGTTATTACGTGGCAACATATGATGGGACTAATGTAAAAATATATAGGCAAGGAATATATCAAGGAGCAAAATCATCTACAGGCACTGTAAACTTTGATTCTCTTACTTGGCAATTTGGCAAACACGCTGCTAGCGGAAGTTATTATTTTAATGGATTAGGTGGTAATATTTACCTATACAACAAGGCATTAACTCAAGCAGAAGTAACACAAAATTTTAACGCACAAAAATCAAGATTCGGATTATGATAACATACATTACAATAAATATGTCTGAAATAGCATTAGTTGATTTCAATCAAGTTATGGAGACATCAGAAGAAACAGTTAGACTATCAGTTGATGGTTTACAAACAGTATTAAAGTGGGAGGGTGATGAACCTGCATTTGTATCAACATTAAGTTCTTACGAAGGACCTTATACTCACGAAGAGATTTTAGCAATAATGGCTACTACAGAATGGGCAAGCCCAATAGACGAAGAATAATATGGGAGCATACGGAGGGCCAGATATAATAACGGACGGGTTAGTATTAGCATTAGATGCTGCTTCAGAGAGAAGTTATCCAGGAACTGGAACATCTTGGTATAATTTAACTAAAGAGAGCAATAACGGAGTATTAATAAATGGACCTTTGTTTTCAAATGATAATTATGGAGTTATAGATTTTGATGGTGTAAACGATTACGGTGTAATTTTTAGTTCACCTGCTTTTACTGTAAACACAAGAACAGTTGAAATTATATTTAGAATGAATGGATCATACTCTAATTATTCACCGTTAGCTGTATATTCGAATGGCTCATCTAGTAGTAATAGAATTTGGTTAGGTGTACAGGCTAATAAATTTCAAATGCACGGGTGGGGAACAGTTGATCCTATATGTACTACTACTATAGATTCTGATGAGTGGTATGTATGTACTTTTAGCTATAATAAACCTACTCAAGCGATGAAGGTTTATACAAACGGAGTTCTTGAATCATCTGTAACAAACACTCAAGGAGGGGTAAGTGCTTCTTCAAGTAACAACTGGGTTTTAGCAAGTATTCCTGGTGGATGGCAAGGTGTAACATATAGCGATACAAGCATTGCTTCTTTTAAAATATACGATAGAATACTATCAGATGATGAAGTATTACAAAATTACAACGCGATAAAAAACAGATTTATATAATGTACGTAGGGCCAAACTTAGGAGTATATGAAAACAACCCAGCTAAATCTGGTTATGATATTTTGCAGAATAACAAATCTGTACCTAGTGGTTCTTACTGGGTGAAAACATCTACCATGTCTTCTGCTCAAAAAATGTATGTAGATATGGTGACAGCGGGAGGCGGGTGGACATTAATAGTTTGTTCTGAAACACAAGGATCCGCATGGAATTCAACAACTGTGCTGTCATTAAATAGCTCAACTCCCAGTATAACAAGTAATTACTCTATACTTAGTTTAGCTAATTCATTAAAGACAAATTTAAGTGGAAAACTAAATTATAGAATAGATGCAGAAACAATGGGTACTTGGGGCGGAATATGGGAAGCGGATTTTGATAATACCTTTATAGCAACAGACCTGTCTAATGAAGTTGCTACTAATCTTGTAAAATGGAATACTTGGACTATAAATAGCACAGTTGGATCAAATCAAGCTGTATCAAATAGGATGCCTTGGATAGGTACAGGAGATAAAACTTTAAGTACTTGGAATAACACGGGATCCTGGTGGGGTACATTAGTTTCTAAATATAGCGGTTACAACCCTGCTCCTTACATATCACCACAAAAACAACAACCAGGTATAATTTGGTACTGGGTAAAATAAAATAATAACTTTTTGGATATTGAAAAAAAGATAATATGGCAAACGAATTTAAAGTAAAAAAAGGATTAATTGTTGCAGGAGCATCAGGCGGAACTGTTGTAGATGTTCAAGGTTCACAAGGGCAACTGTTTTCAGTAACCGATGACTTAAGCGGATCTATATTCGCCGTGTCAGATATATCTGGTGTACCAATAATGGATATCAACTCAAGTGGAGCGGTTGACATAGACGGTACTTTAACGTGTAGCGGAAATATAACAGGTCTCAGGTTAAGAGCAGGTGATGGAACTGATGGTGAATTCTATAGCGATACACCTGGACGTACTGCCTTTACATCAGGTGATTTCTACATACAGACTAGTGTAACTAATTATTACAACTACGCAACAAACCAATACCACGGTAATTCAAGCGGTGATAATCATTACTTTAGAGGAAATCCTTTAACAGGTGATAATTGGAGCATTACAACAGCTGGAGCAATATCTGCAGCAAGTACAATAACTGCTTCAGGTGGGTTTTTAGTCCCTTATGCAGGAGCTACTAAAAAACCTATGATAAATTTAGTCGGAGCTACTAATTATGGGTTATGGCATACTGAAGGAAGTGATGATATATTTTCTTTTGATTTTGGTGGAGTTTCAAAACAACAATTTTTTCAAAGTGGTAACGCAACTTTTGCAGGGGACTTAACGGTATCAGGCGGTGATATAACTTTAGGAGGTACTGGTAGAATACAAGGTATCGATACGGTATCAGCTGGAACAGACGCCGCTAACAAAACCTATGTTGACAATGCAGTAGCCGGCGTTCCTCAAGGTGATATTACGGCTGTAACCGCAGGTACTTTTTTAACAGGTGGCGGAACTTCTGGAGATGTAACACTTAATGCAGATGCTTCAAAATTAGCTCATATTGTTGATAGCTCTAATGGTAGCGTAGGTGCTGGTTGGATAACAGTTGCTCAAGCATCAGCCTCTAGAAAAGCTGGAGAGATTTACGTAACAGATGGAGAATCAAGTGATCACTCTTATATTAGAATAGAGTGGATGCGTAGTTACCAAGATAGTAATTTTACTGTATTAAACTGTGGAGGCCATGCCAACCGTATACAAGGGGTTAGAGTATTGGAACAAACTTCAGATAAAACGTACGGTAAGAAATACATTCAGATAAAAGTTACAGCATCAAGTAATTACTACGTTATTGTAACAGCTCCTGGAACAATACCTAATTATGGAGATTTTATAGCCGAAACCCCAGTGTTAGAAAATAGTAAGACTGGTTACAATATAAAAGGTAATACATTAGTAGATTTACAAAACTCAAGTATTGGATCAGAGCAAGGCATTACATCTGGAGGCAATATAGAATTAAATGACGCGCGTTATGTTTTTACTAGAGGAGACGTTTTATCTCTTTCTTCTGGTGGCGCTGGTTCTGGTACTGAAATCGTGATAGACGATGCTGGTAGTACCATTAAGTTAGAATCTGATTCAATAGTTAAAGGTGAATTTAGAGTTTCATCACTTACAGACGGAAACGGAGATGATGTATTTGTAGCAACTGCTGGAAATGGTTCTTTTACTTTAGGAGACACTCAGGCGTTAGGAGATGCAGCTCTTATATCAGGTGATTCAAGTAATATCTATATAAGTAACGACGGCGCTTACAGCTTAGTTGCTGACTCTAGTAATGATATATCCATTCCTAATGGAGGATTAACTGTTGGAGGTGATATCACAGGAGCTACTCTTGTGAAAAGCGGAGGAACAAGTTCTCAATTCTTAAAAGCGGATGGAAGTGTTGATTCAAGTACATATTTAACAACTGAGACCGGTGCGAGAATGGTACAGTTTACTAGAGCAGGTATAAACTCTAGCACGTACACTATGATAGCTACTGTTAATGGTAACAATCTTGCTTCTATTTTAAAGATGACAATGACTGGTACAAGTGGTAACGTAGTGTTTGCTTCTACTTTTGATATAACAGTAAATCATTCAACGGATATACATGTTAAATCTTCTAACGGTGACTACACAGAAGTTACGCTAAGGATAACATCTGATAATAACGAAGATTTTTCAATTGAAGCCAAGCACAATGGCTCAACTTCAACAACAGCTGAAGTATGTATATATCCATTAGCTGATGAAGTAATAACACCAACAACTACAGATCCAGGTTATACGGGTGCTGAATACGAACATACAGCTACTGAAGGTTGGAGGTTTGGAGGTGAGGATGGAAATGTTGAGTCCTCTAATGTTATAGTTGATGGTAAAATAGGAGTAGGAACGACTGCACCCGCAGGGCTTCTAGAAGTTAAAGGCGCTGCTCCTTATATATACATAAGTGATACCACAGAAACAGACTCGGGTATAATTTTTAGAGATATCGATGCTGGTATGTCTCAAGCGGCTGCTATAAAGTTTAATTCAAGCAACAATAAGCTTCAATTTTACAACAACGACACAACAACTGTAAGGATGACTATTGATACTGCAGGTAACGTAGGTATTGGAACTACTACTCCTGGTGATAAATTACACGTTAATGGCACTGTTAAATCTGAAGCTCCAACTACTAGTGATTGGGGGTTTTTAGGTCTTAATAGCGCAGGAACTGCTTCATCAGGATTATGGTTTGACAATGGAAGTGGAGATATATTGTTAAGAAGATCAGATAATAGTCTACAAACAAGGATAAGATCTGCTGGTAGTAGTTATATCAATGGAGGTAGTTTAGGTATTGGTACTACAAGTCCTAATACAAAGCTTGATGTTATTTCTGGAACAAATAATGGTATTAGAATATCAGCAACAGACACCACTAGTAACTGGAGAGATATTACTATAAGAAGTTATGTAACTCAAGCTGAAGCCGCTGCTTTAACTGACCATACTCATTTTTTCACCACTAACCCATCGGGACAGTCTGACCCCGCTTTTCAAAGATACGGGGGAACTGTAATACAATGTAGAGATGATGGTAATTCAAACTTTGCTATAAGAATAGGAAATGGAAATGGACATGCTACAGCTTTAAATATAAATGCTTCAGGAGTAACAACTTTTAACAATACAGTAACAGCTACGAACTTTATACTGTCTTCTGATGAAAGAAAGAAAACTAAAATAAAGGATTTAGCATGTAATAATATAGATGTAAACTGGAGATCTTTTGAATTAAAGCAACACAAAGGTGAGTATAGAACTGGTGTTATAGCTCAAGAACTAGAGAAAAAACATCCTGAATTTGTTAACACTGACGATGAAGGGTTTAAATCAGTTAAGTATATAGATTTATTAATCGCTAAGATAGCTGAGTTAGAAGCTAGGTTGGAAAAACTAGAAAAATAATGGCCGTACCTGATACAAGTACTTTTACACTGCAAGACGTTGTTAACGAAGTAAATCCAACTACAGATGATTTAATTGATTGCTTTGCAGACGCTGTAGCTAGTAAATTTGATTCCACTTATAGCGGATCAAAAAACCAATTACTAAATTTTAGAAATTATGGAAATAATACTCCTGTCGTAAGTTTAACAACAACAGAAAACCAAGGTTATTTTTTGAATTTAAGTTGCACCGCTAGTAGCAATCAAACTTGGGTTGCGTCTGGAAGTGCGTCTCAAACTATCACTAGTAATAGTCCTAATTTCACTTATTCCGTTTCATCACCAGCAATAGTAGACATAGATATAACTAATCCATCTATATCAGAGTTAAATGCGACAAATTGTGATCTAACAAGTGCTGTTATAACAAGTAATAGTAGTTTAACGGATATAGTAGTTAATGTAAATAGTTTAACTACAATAAGCTATGGTAGTAACACTAGTTTAGAAAAACTGTATTGTGATAATAATTCTTTAACCTCTATTGATTTATTAGGATGTACCTCTTTAGATTTTTTAAGAGCTTATAATAACACTTCTTTAACTTCAGTTACTAGAATGAGCAATTTTAGTTCAATGCTTTTTTTAGATTTAACAAATACAAATTTATCATCCGCAAACAAAGATCTTGTATATATAGACTTAGACAACAATGGACTAAGTAACGGAACATTAAAGATGGATCTTGGTAGGACCTCAGCCAGTAATTCCGCTAGAACAAGCTTAATATTTAAGGGGTGGATAATAACTGAGGTTTAGAATTAACAAATAAATAAATAAATAAATAAAAATGGCAATTACTTACAAATGGGAAATCCCACAAATGAACGCTCATATTCAATCAGAAGGTGAAGACAACGTAATTTACACAGTACATTACAGATATATAGGTTCAGAAGAATCTGGAGGAGTTACTTATTCATCAACTAACATTGGAACACAAAGTTACATATATGTAGCAGGAGAGCCTTTTACGCCTTACGAAGACACTGAGGCTTTTGAAGCTGTAGTTGTTGGTTGGTTAGAAGATTCTTTAGATGTAGATCTAATGCAAGCTAGTATAGCCGCGAGTATACAGGCACAAATTACGCCAGTTAATGAAGACTTATACTTTACATGGCAAGACCCTGTACAGCCAGCTTATGAGGTTTAATTAGGTAAAAAACTACTATTTCAAGTGATGATATAAATATATCAAATCAAATCAAATTTAATTAAATTATGTCAGACAAAATTGTTAAAAACTTAAACTTTGGAGAAGATGCTAAAGTTACAGTATTTAAAGGTATAGAAAAACTAACTAAAGCTGTTAGCTCTACTCTTGGAGCTAGCGGCAAATGTGTTATCTTAGAAGATGGTGGTGGTAAACCTGTAATTACTAAAGATGGTGTGACTGTAGCTGATTCTATAGTCTTGCTAGACCCCGTAGAAAACATGGGCGCCACATTATTAAAAGAAGCAGCTAGAAAAACTGTTAAAGAAGCGGGTGATGGAACGACCACAGCTACAGTGTTAGCTCATTCTATACTTAAACAAGCTTACAAGCTTGATAAAGATTACAATAATAGAGACTTAAAAAACGGCATCAACAGTGCTGTTGAAAAAGTTGTAAAATACTTAGAGAAAAACTCTATACAGGTAACAGGTGATATGATTGACTCTGTGGCCACTATATCAACAAACAATGATCCAACCTTGGGTAAAGTCATTGGAGACGCTTTTAGATCAGTAGGAGAGACCGGAGTGGTTATGATGGAGCCAACAAGTGAGTCTGAAACTTATGTAGATGTAGTAGATGGAATACAATACGAGAAAGGATTAACAAATTCTAATTTTGTAACGAATAAATCAACAAAAGAGGCTGTGCTTGAAAACCCTCTAGTACTGTTAGTTGATTCACCTATAGAAAGTATTAGGCAAATACAATCTGTGTTAGAATATGTTATTAAAAACACGAAGTCTTTACTTATTGTTGCTGATATAGACCAACCAGTTTTATCAGCTTTAGCAATGAATAAGGTTAAAGGAAACATAAAAGTTAATGTTATTAACGCACCTACTTTTGGTATTAACAAGAAAGATACCTTAACGGATTTATCTATGTTAACAGGTGCTACTGTTATAAATGAAGATCTTGGAGATGACTTGGATCTTATATCAGTTGATAAATTAGGTGAGTGCGTTAGAAGTGTTACTGGTGAACAAGATACTATAATACAAATAAAAGAAACGCCAGAAGAAGTAAATGAGCTTATTAAGAAAATTAAAGAGCAACTTGAAACTGAAAAATCTCCTGCAAACGTTATACGACTTGAAACTAGACTTGCACGTTTATCTGCTAAGGTTGCAGTTGTTAAGGTTGGAGCGAATTCAGACATTGAACTTAAAGAAAAGACGGATAGAGTCGAAGACGCTGTCTGCGCTACAAAAGCCGCCATCAAAGAAGGTATAATACCAGGTGGAGGTATTGCTTTATTAAACGCGTCAACATATATAAAAGCTAAAAGCAAAGGTGAAGAAGTTTTGTTACAAGCTATAAAAGCACCTTATGAGACTATTCTTTCCAATGCTGGTTTAGAATTGGTTTATCCTGATAAAAAAAATAGAGGATTAAACGTTGTTACGGGTAAGGATGTGAATATGGTTAGAGCTGGTATTATAGATCCACTGCTAGTAACTAAAAGCGCTTTAAGAAATGCAGCTTCAGTAGCAACTACTATATTATCTACAGATTGTGTAATTAATAATTTAAGAGTTGGAGATGAAAGCAATAGGTAGAAATTTAATTATAAAGAAAACAAAAGAAGGGACCACTAAAACTAAAGGTGGTCTACTTCTTGCTGAATCACATAGAGAAGATATTAGATATATAGAAGCTAGTGTAATTTCTATTGGAAGTGACGTAGTTGGCGTTAAGGAAAATGATAAGATATTTTTCGATAGACATGCCGGTCACAAAATAGAAATAGATAAAGATTTTTATCACGTCATTAAACTAGAGGATATAGTTGTTGTTTTATGAAAAGGCTAGACGCAAGAGATATAAAAGATATGAACTTGCTAAAACATTACCGTATAATACGCAAATGGGCCTGTAAAAACAACAATCTAAATGACGCTGATTTAGAGCTTTTGATATACCTTGATTGTATGGAGCACTTTTCAAAGCAAGATTTTAAAACTGGCTCCTACTCTTACAGTTGGGACAATAGACGTTGGAATAAGCTATTAAAAGCGGGCTGGATAAAGGTTTGGAGACCTAGAAACAGAACTACACAGTTATACAATATATATCAAGTATCTTTCCAAGGAAAGCAACTTATAAATAGAATATACAGAATAATGCTAGGTGAAGATGATATACCAACCAGTTCAAGAAGAAATAAGATAATAAGCGGTAATAGTTACACAGATAAAGTTTTAACTACAGCCATATACAATGTTAATAACGATAAAAAAAGATAACTATGCCAAATTACAAACAAGACTTAAAAGCTACAACTGGCAACGCACCTACAAAGTATGTTGACCCGATGACTGGACAACAGATTCCAGACCAACAACTAACATACGCTACACCTACGCCAGGTAATCAAATGGGTTTTGCTAAACCATTGTTTAACCAAGCCGTGAATAACGCTGGTCAACAGATGTTTGGTAGCGTAGAGCAAAGACAAAAATCTATACAAAACCAAGCTGGTGTAATTCAAACTCCAATGTATTTTAAAGATCAAACAGGAGATGGGAAGATAACTAAGGCAGACGTTATAAAAGCTAGAACTGAAGGATATAAAGAATAAAAATATAAAAAATTATGGCAAAAAAAAATATAAAAGCAAGCTCAAGCGCGGGAGGCGTTGTTGGTGAAAACACTATTTGGGACGGACCATTAAGTCAACTAGGTAGACCACACGGTAAAGGATCCAGCAGTGGAGCTAAAGGTATGAAATTAAAATTAGCTGACTGCGGTTGTGATTCTATAAAGGGACCAATAACTCAAATAGCTAAAGGATAATATGGGTTCACTAGGAGATATAAAACTGTATATGATAAACGCTAGCGCATTAGCTGTGTCTATGTCTAACATAGATGTAATATTAAAATTAACTCTTTTAGCCGTATCTATTGGTTACACTATTCAGAAATGGTATAATTTAAACAAAAAAGACGATGGCAAAACTAGATAAATCTAAAATGGCTTGTAATAAGCCTAAGAAGACACCAAGCCACTCTACTAAATCTCATGTAGTAAAAGCTTGTTCAGGTGGTAAAGAGAAAATAATTAGATTTGGCCAACAGGGAGTTAGTACAGCTGGTAAAAAAACTGATGCTAAGTCAAAAGCTAGAAGAGCTAGTTTCAAAGCTAGACACGCTAAGAATATTAAAAAAGGTAAAATGTCAGCTGCTTATTGGGCTGATAAAGTTAAATGGTAAAAACAAAATAATTATGTACGCAAAAAAATCACCAGCTAAAATGGGTCATGGAAAATCTCCAGCCAAAATGAAAGGATCTTTTGTATCTAAACATTGCGCAACATCTTCTCCATTGCAAAAGAAAGGTTGTAAGAAAAAGTATTAATATGGCTTTTAAACTTAATCCACCGTTTAAGTGTGATAACACTCCTATATATAGAGTTGATATGGAGGAAGGTGTTTTAGGTATGGCTAACAAAAATGGTACGATACTTATAAACAAGTACTTAAGCCCTGCTAAATCTAAAGAGGTTGTAGACCACGAAATGATACATGTAGACCAGATTAAACGTGGTGATTTAGATTACGATGATAACAACGTGTACTGGAAAGGTAAAAAATATTCAAGAGCTCAAATGAATGAAGGGGCTAAAAACTTGCCTTGGGAAAAAGAAGCATATAGAAAATCATAAATAAAATAAAAATGGCGAAAATTAAAAAACCAAGTAAAACACCTTTTTACAAGACTGGACCTGTTGACCCTAATCCAAAAGAAAAACAACCAAAAGCTAAAGCAGGTGAAATACCTGGACTACAGGAGATTAAGCAGAGGTTTAAGGGTAAGTATGAAGTTACAGCTAAAAAAGGTAAACTTAATAAATATACTTTAACAGATAAGAGTGGTAATTCAGTTTCTTATTCCGCTGGGCCAAAAAGCAAAAAAGACAAAAGAACTCTTGCTGACGCTATAAACGAATCAATAAAATGAAAAAAATATTACAATGGCTTACTGGCGGAGTAATAAAAGAAGTTGGTAATGTTATTGATAAGCTTACGACAACTAAAGAAGAAAAACTAGAGGCTCAAAGACTAATACAAGAAATATTAGAAAAAGCTGATAGCGAGGCTCAAGCGCAAGTTACTGATCGTTGGAAAGCTGATATGAATAGTGATAGTTGGTTATCTAAAAACATAAGACCTATGGTTTTGATATATCTAACATTCGTGTTTAGTGTTTTATCTTTTGCAGATGGTAATATAGGTAGCTTTAAAGTAGATGAATCCTACACACCTATATTCCAATCGTTACTAATAACAGTGTATGGCGCTTACTTTGTTGGCCGTACTTGGGAAAAAAATAAAAAATCAAGTGATAATAAAAATAAGTAGAAATATAATCAATTAAATTAAATCAAAATGTCAAAAATTAAAAAAGAACAATTAGAAAAAATTCAAGATCAGCAAAGTAGACTTCAATCTATATTAACAGATATAGGAGTTATTGAGGTTCGTAAACACGAAGCGCTACACGCTCAAGCAGCTGTTTCTCAAGAAATACAAGCTGCTAAAAAAGAACTTGAAGAAGAGTATGGCGCTGTTACTATTGATATGAGCGATGGTAGTTATACTTTAATTGAAGAAGAAAAAGAAGCTGATTTATCTGTTGTTAAATCAGATGAATAATGAGCTCTGTAATTAGAAAAATAAGTATAGGTTCTGATTACAAAAATGATGCAATGCATTATGCTGTAAGTCAACAAGTTTACGGAGGTCATACTATATCAGCTATATTGTACTCTGAGGACGATAATTCTTACAGTATATATATTAAAAAGAAAGACGAGATAATGCCATGGAAGAAATTTAACTCTAACATGGCTATATCCGTTGAATATGATTTAGAGTATTAATGAATAGTTTATTTGAATTTATCGTAAGACCAATAAACAAGAGATACGATAACGAGATTAAAGTAGGTGACAAAAGCCTAATAACTAATGCTAATACTGAAGACTTTAAAGCCGTTAGTAACAAAGCTGTGGTAGTTTCTACTCCATCTGCTTACAATACGTCAATTAAAAGTGGTGATATAGTTATTATACATCATAATGTTTTCAGAAGTTTTTTTGACATTAGAGGCAAGAGAAAAGATAGTAGGTCTAAATTTATAGATGATCTATATTTTTGCTCACCTGATCAAATATATTTATACAACAATTCTGGTCATTGGAAATCTTTTCAAGATAGATGTTTTGTAAAACCATTGCTAGATAATAATGATCTAACGCTGGATAAAGAAAGAAAGCTTATAGGAATACTAAAATATGGTAATAGTTCCTTAGAAGCCGTTAAAATCGTTCCTGGAGACCTAGTAGGCTATACGCCTTACGGTGAGTTTGAATTTATAATTGATGGAGAACGATTATATTGTATGAAATCAAATGATATTGTAATTAAATATGAATATAAAGGAGACGAAGAGGAATATAATCCAAGCTGGGCAAACAGCAGTTGAAGAGTTGATAAAAGTGGCTAAAGAAGCTATTGTAGACTCTGACGACGATATATCTGCTGATAGATTAAAAAACGCAGCAGCTACAAAAAAACTAGCTATTTTTGATGCTTTTGAGATATTAAAACGTATCGAAGACGAAGAGAATATGCTTAACGAGAAACCTATAGAAAAGAAGGAGAAGACTTTCAAGGGGTTTGCAGAAGGAAGATCTAAGTAATGTACGAGCAATCACTATATAAAGTACTACCTAATTATATTAAACCTAAGGTTATAAATAAAAAGAATAGATATAACAAATGGGTGTACGGTTATGATAAGGAGTTTGATATGATCGTTATCAGTAAAACTGGTAAAATAGGGGAAATATATGAAATACAAAACATTAAAATAGCTTTACCAAAAGAAGATGATGTTGTTAAATTCGAGGGAGATAGATGGAGGCATACTGAGTACCCAAAAGAGCTTTCAAAAATAAAATCAGTATTCGATTGGGATGAATACCCTACGCAATTTAAAGAAAAATGGTATGAATATATTGACAAAGAATTTAAGAGACGTGAAGAAGGTTTTTGGTTTTTTAACAAAGACAAGCCTTCTTATATTACTGGTACTCATTACATGTACCTGCAGTGGTCCAAAATTGATATTGGGCAGCCAGACTTTAGGGAGTCAAACAGATTATTCTACATATTCTGGGAAGCTTGTAAAGCGGACATCAGGTGTTATGGAATGTCATATCTCAAAAACAGACGTTCTGGCTTTTCATTCATGGCGTCAGGAGAGACTGTTAATATGGCGACCATATCGTCGGATTCACGGTTTGGAATTTTGTCCAAATCTGGAGCCGATGCTAAGAAAATGTTCACAGATAAGGTTGTACCCATTTCTGTTAACTATCCCTTCTTCTTTAAACCGATCCAAGACGGTATGGACAGGCCGAAGACGGAACTCGCCTATCGCGTCCCCGCCTCGAAACTTACCAGAAAATCCATCACTGAAACCTCTAAAGCCGAAACACTTGATGGGCTCGACACCACGGTTGACTGGAAAAACACAGGTGATAACGCCTACGATGGAGAAAAACTAAGATTACTAGTACATGATGAAAGTGGAAAATGGGAGAGGCCAAATAATATATTAAATAACTGGCGAGTTACAAAAACGTGTTTAAGACTAGGTTCTAGAATTATAGGTAAGTGTATGATGGGTAGTACGTCAAACGCTTTAGATAAAGGTGGTGAGAATTTTAAAAAGTTATATTATGATTCTGATGCAACAAAAAGAAACCGCAACGGTCAGACTAGCTCGGGACTATATAGTTTGTTCATTCCTATGGAATGGAACTACGAAGGATTCATTGATTCTTATGGATTACCTGTATTCGATACACCCAAGGAAAATGTTTTAGATCCTCTAGGCGATGTTATAAGTCAAGGAGTTATAGAGCATTGGCAGAATGAAGTTGATGGTTTGAAAGATGATCAAGATGGGTTAAATGAATACTATAGACAGTTCCCGCGAACAGAGGAACACGCTTTTAGAGACGAAGCTAAAGAATCTTTATTTAATCTAACTAAAATATATCAACAGATAGACTACAACGCTGATCTGCATAACACTTCTACGATAACAACGGGTAGTTTTATGTGGGAAAACGGAATAAAAGATAGTAGGGTATTATTCTATCCAAATAGAGATGGAAGGTTTAGAATATCATGGGTTCCACCTGTTAACCTACAGAATAGAGTAATAATAAAAAACGGTATTAAATACCCTGGTAATGACCACTGCGGAGCTTTTGGCTGTGATAGTTATGATATATCAGGTACTGTCGACAAAAGAGGTTCTAACGGATCTCTACATGGTTTAACAAAGTTTTCTATGGAAAACGTACCACCTAATTTATTTTTTTTAGAATATATAGCTAGACCTCAGACTGCTGAGATATTTTTTGAAGATGTATTAATGGCATGCGTATTTTACGGTATGCCTATATTAGCAGAAAATAACAAACCTAGATTATTATATCATTTTAAAAGAAGAGGTTATAGAGGTTTTTCAATGAATAGACCAGATAAAGTATATAATAAATTGTCTGTAACTGAAAGAGAAATAGGTGGAGTACCTAACTCCAGTGAAGATATGAAACAGTCGCACGCAGCAGCTATAGAAACATATATAGAAGAAAACGTAGGTAACACACCTAATGGTTATGGTAATATGTATTTTCAAAGAACACTGGAAGACTGGGCTAAATTCAACATAAACAATAGAACAAAGCACGATGCCTCCATAAGTTCAGGTCTAGCTATAATGGCTTGTAACAAGAATAGATACACACCTGTAGCGAGAAGAGAGCGTAAAAATATAGATTTAGGTATAAAACGATACGATAATAAAGGAACATCGTCAAAAATTATAAGATAAATGAAAGTATACACCAATGGTAATAGCTCTTTCCCTAGCCAAGTAGTTAGCGATGAAGTAAAAGCAAGCTTAGATTATGGTATTCAAGTAGCTAGAGCTATCGAGGGAGAGTGGTTTCAAGAAGGTCGTTCTGGCAACAGATACGCTCAAAGCTACAGCAACTACCATCAACTTAGATTGTATGCTAGAGGTGAACAATCTATAGCGAAGTACAAAGACGAGTTATCAATAAATGGTGATTTATCTTACTTAAATTTAGACTGGAAGCCTGTACCAGTTATACCTAAGTTCGTAGACATTGTTGTTAATGGAATGTCTAATAAAGAATACGATATAGTTGCTTACGCACAAGATCCTGAAAGTCAAAAGAAAAGAACAGACCACGCTAATGAAATAGCGGCTGATATGGTTGCTCAAGATTTAATACAGCAAGCTAAAGAAAATACTGGAGTAGATTTTTCAAGATCTAAATTAAACCAAGATGAATTACCTTCTAATCTTGAAGAGTTAGAATTACATATGCAACTCTCCTATAAACAAGGTGTTGAAGTTGCTGAAGAAGAAGTTATAAACAACACTTTAGCTAGGAATAAATATAATCTAACTAGGCGTAGATTAAACTACGATCTAACTGTTTTAGGTATAGCTGCAGTTAAAACAGGTTTTAATCCTTCAAATGGAGTAACTATAGACTACGTTGACCCAGCTTATATGGTTTACTCGTACACTGAAGATCCTAACTTTGAAGACATATACTATGTTGGTGAAGTAAAATCTATAACTATATCTGAATTAAAAAAGCAGTTTCCTCATATAACAGAGGAAGAGCTAGATTCTATACAGAAAATGCCTGGTAACTCTCAATACATAACGGGTTGGGGTAATTACGATTCAAACACTGTGCAAGTTATGTATTTTGAATATAAGACTTACATGAACCAAGTGTTTAAAATAAAGACTACAGATAGTGGTTTAGAAAAAGCTATAGAAAAAACAGATAGTTTTAATCCACCATCTAATGATAATTTTGAAAGAGTAAGTAGAAGTATAGAAGTTTTATACACTGGTGCTAAGATTTTAGGTAACAACCACATGCTAGAATGGAAGCTAGCAGAGAATATGTCTAGACCTTATGCTGATACCACAAAGGTAGAAATGAATTACTCTATATGTGCTCCTAGGGTATACAAAGGAAGAATAGAGTCTGTGGTAAGTAGAATAACTGGTTTTGCTGATATGATTCAATTGACTCACTTAAAACTTCAGCAAGTAATGTCTAGAATAGTACCAGATGGTGTATTCTTAGATATGGACGGTTTAGCCGAAGTTGATTTAGGTAACGGTACAACGTATAATCCAGCAGAAGCATTAAACATGTATTTCCAAACAGGATCTGTTGTGGGTAGATCACTTACACAAGACGGATCTTTAAACGCTGGTAAAATACCTATTCAAGAATTAGCGTCATCCTCAGGACAATCTAAAATACAAAGTTTAATAGGTACTTATCAGTACTATTTACAAATGATAAGAGATGTGACTGGTTTGAACGAAGCGAGAGATGCTTCTACTCCAGACAAAGACTCGTTGTTAGGTTTACAAAAAATGGCTGTAAATGCTTCCAACACAGCAACTAGACATTTGATGCAGGCTCAGTTATTTTTAACTTTAAGAGTATGTGAAAATATATCTTTAAAAATTGCAGATTCCCTATCATATCCATTAACAGCTAACTCATTAAAGCAAAGTATATCTAACTATAACTTTCAAACGCTTAAAGAAATTGAAAATTTAAATCTACACGATTTTGGTATATACTTAGAGCTAGAGCCTGACGAAGAAGAAAAAGCTAAACTAGAGCAGAATTTACAAATAGCATTACAAACTCAAGGCATAGATCTTGACGATGCAATAGATATAAGACAGGTTAGAAATTTAAAGATGGCTAACCAGTTATTAAAACTTAAAAAGAAGAAGCGTCATCAATTAAAGATGGCTGAGCAACAAGCTAATATTCAAGCTCAAGCGCAAGCAAATGCTCAAGCAGCTGAGAAAGCTGCAATGGCTGAGGTACAAAAACAACAAGCACTCACTCAGGAAAAAGTAAGTGTAGAGCAAGCTAAATCACAGTTTGAAATACAAAGAATGCAAACTGAAGCTCAAATAAAAAGAGAGCTTATGGCTGAAGAATTTAAATATCAGTTTCAGTTAGCTAAAATAAAACTAGACGCTGAGAAAAGTAAAGAAGCTGAAATAGAAGATCGTAAAGACGAGAGAACAAGAATACAAGCTACACAGCAATCAAAAATGATAGCTCAAAGACAAAACGATGAGCTACCTAAGGATTTTGAATCATCAGGTTTTGATGACTTAAACGGTTTCGGTTTGTAGTAAACAGCTTTAAATAAAAGCAAATTTTCAATTATTTAATTATATTATATTATGTCACAAGAAAAACAAGAAGGAGAGTTCTCCTTAAAAGGTAAAAAAACTAAACCTAAAAATCTAGGTAAAACACAGGATGGACCTATAAAAGTAGATCTATCTAAAAGCGATGAAGAGCCGGAAGTTACTAAAGTAGTAATTGATACTGAAGACGATCAAGTTGAAGAAGTTGTTGAAAAGGTTGTTGAAGAAGAAATCAAACAAGAACAAGAGGTTGTTCAAGAAGACACGCCTATTATACAAGAGGTTACTGATGAAACCGTACAAGATGAGGTTGAGGTTTTAGAAGAGCAGTTAGAGCAGGCTGTAGTCGAGCAGAGCGCTGGAATTGATTTACCAGAAAACATTGAAAAGTTAGTTTCTTTTATGAAAGAGACTGGCGGCACGATTAACGACTACGTTAGATTAAATGCTGACTATTCTAATATTGACAACGACACATTATTAAAAGAATATTATAAAAAAACAAAGCCTTACTTAGACAGTGAGGACGTAAGTCTACTACTCGAAGATTTTTCATATGATGAAGATATAGACGAGGAAAGAGACATCCGCAAGAAGAAACTTGCGTTTAAAGAAGAAGTTGCAAAAGCCAAAAACTTTCTAGAGCAAACAAAGAGTAAATACTACGACGAGATCAAGTTGAGACCGGGCGTAACTCAAGAGCAAAAGAAAGCTACTGACTTTTTCAATAGATATAACGAAGAGCAAAGCAAAGCCGAGCAACAACACGAGTCATTCAAAAACCAAACTAAAAAACTATTCTCACAAGATTTCAAAGGTTTTGATTTCAATTTAGGAGAAAAGAAATTCAGGTATGGCGTGAAGGATCCTGGTAAAGTTGCAGAAACCCAGTCAAACATTAGTAACATCGTAGGGAAGTTCCTTAATAGTGATGGTAGTGTTAAAGACCCAGTGGGTTACCACAAAGCTATGTACGCTGCTGCTAATGTCGATACTATTGCTAATCATTTTTACGAACAAGGAAAAGCTGACGCTGTCAAACAAGTTATAGATAGCTCAAAAAATCCAAGTCAAACCTTAAGGCAATCGCCTCAAACAGGTTTTAAAGATGGTATCAAAGTAAAGGTGTTAAATGAAGGTGCTTTAAGTTCGTCGAAATTAAAAATAAAAAAAATAAAAATTTAACATTTAAAATCATTTAAAAATGGCATTAAACAACGCATTCGGTTCAATTAAACCGAGTCAAAAACAACAATTATTGTCTGACAACTATTTAAGTTTTACAGACGGATCAGGAAACGATTTTGCACAACAATATCTACCTGAAATTTATGAACAAGAAGTAGAGCGTTACGGAAACAGAACATTATCTGGATTCTTACGTATGGTAGGTGCTGAAATGCCTATGACTTCTGATCAAGTAGTATGGTCTGAGCAAAACAGATTACATATTGCTTATAACGGTGTAACTGTTGCATCTGCTACTACTTTAACATTTGCATTAGATGCTGCTAGTGGAGAAGACTTTGTAGGAAATGTAATTTCTAAAAACGATACTATCGTTGTTATGGATCCTTCTAATGGGCTTGAAGTAACTGCTTTAGTAATAGACAGTGTTGACACCTCTGCTACTTTAGCTACTCTTACAGTTGCTACTTACACCGGAGCTGATCTTGACGCTACTTTTAACGTTGCTGATACTGGACTTAAGATATTCGTATATGGATCTGAGTATAAGAAAGGAACTGGAGATGCTGACATCAAATCAATCACTCCTTCGTTCACTCAATTCTCTAACTCACCTATCATCATTAAAGATAAATACGCTATCTCTGGATCTGACGCTGCTCAGATTGGATGGGTAGAAGTTGCTACTGAAGATGGAACTGGAGGGTATTTATGGTATCTAAAAGCTGAGTCTGAAACTAGACTACGTTTTGAGGACTACTTAGAAATGTCTGTAGTTGAAGGAACTAAAGCTGCTGCTGGATCAGGTGTTGCTGCTATCGCTGGTGATACAAAGTACAAAGGAACTGAAGGTTTATTTGCTGCTGTAAAATCAAGAGGTAATATCTTTGCTGGGTTCGCGCCTGCTGCTGGAGTATTAACTGAATTTGACCAAATTCTTAAAAACTTAGATACTCAAGGAGCTATCGAAGAGAATATGTTATTCGTTAATCGTCAACTTTCTTTAACTATTGACAACATGTTAGGTGGAGTATCTGCTGGACCAAATGGTGGTGTTGCTTATGGATTATTTGAAAATTCAGAGGATATGGCATTAAACTTAGGTTTCTCAGGATTCAGAAGAGGTTCTTATGACTTCTACAAAACTGACTGGAAGTACTTAAACGATGCATCTACAAGAGGAGCTGTTGCTGAATCAGGTATCGAAGGTATCTTAGTACCAGCTGGAACTTCTACTGTTTATGATCAAATCCTAGGAACTAACATCAGACGTCCATTCTTGCACGTACGTTATAGAGCATCTCAAAGTGATGACAGACGTATGAAGTCTTGGTTAACTGGATCTGTTGGAGGAGCTTACACTTCTGATCTTGATGCAATGGAAGTACACTTCCTTTCTGAAAGATGTTTATGTGTACAAGCTGCGAACAACTTCGTATTGTTCACTGACTAACACAAGGGTAAATTACTGTAATTTTTACCCTCGTTAATTAAACGGGGGTAATTATTACTTTTATTAAATTATTAAATTTTATTATATCATGGCAAATCAAGCTAAAAAAGCAGTAACTAAAACTGAGGTTGCACCTCAACCAATTACACCAAAAAAAGTAAAAGTAGAACCAGCTAAACCTAGTTGGGAAATAAAAGATAGAACCTATATTTTAAAAGGTTCATTTACTCCACTAACGTTAACACTACCGTCTAGGCATTCTGCTAGATTTCCTTTATTGTGGTTTGACGAAGAAACTGGAGAACAAAAAGAATTAAGATATGCTACAAATCAAAATTCACCACTCGTGGAAGAGCAGAAAGGTGAATCAACACTTGGGCATGTTATGTTTAAAAATGGTACTTTATTTGTACCTAAACAAAAACAAAATTTACAGAAACTACTATCTATATATCACCCGGCTTTAAACGGTAAATATTACGAGTTTAGTAAAGTTGAAAAAGCTAATGATGATCTAGTTTATTTAGAGATGGAGATTGAAGCTTTAAATGCTGCTAAATCTATGGACATCGATCAAGCAGAAGCTATATTGAGGGTAGAGGTAGGATCTGAAGTATCTAAAATGACTAGTAGAGAGATAAAAAGAGATCTGATGATGTTTGCTAAAAGAAATCCAGATTTATTTATCGATCTAGCCAATGATGAAAACGTACAGTTAAGAAATTTTGCTATTAAAGCAACAGAAGCAGCTATAATCAAGCTGTCTGCAGACCAAAGAACATTTGTTTGGGCTTCTAATGGTAAAAAACTTATGACAGTACCTTTCGACGAGCATCCATACTCAGCTATGGCAGCTTTCTTTAAGACAGATGAAGGGTTGGAAATTTTTAAATCTATAGAGAAAAAGTTTCTATAACATGTAATACTAATATATAGAAGATCGCTTCGGCGGTCTTCTCTGTATTATAATAAAAAAACTAACAAATGGCAATAAGTGTAGACACGGTTTATAAAACAGTCTTATTAATATTAAACAAAGAACAACGAGGTTACATGACACCTGATGAGTTCAATAAGACAGCTACTCAAGTTCAACTTGAAACTTTTGAAAATTACTTCGAGAGCTTGAACCAACAACTTAGAGTGCCAGATAACGACAGTGAATACGCTGATCGTGTAAAAAATATTGATGAAAAAATAGCTATATTTAAAAGATATGCTACAGCACCATACGAAACAGATCACTTCACACTACCATCAGACCTATATAGATTAGGTACTGTTGTTTATAAAGATGAAATAGAAGCTCAGTTAATTCAAAGAAATGATCTTCTATATGTTAACCAGTCACCTTTAACTAAACCCACTGAGCAATACCCGTTATACTTATACGAGGATAATAAGCTTTATTTAAAGCCTAACGATATAATATCTAATATTAGTGTATCGTACGTTAAAAAACCAGCTGATGTTATTTGGAATTTTGAAATCCCATCTGGACAAAACTATTATCAATATATAGCTACTGGTTCTCAAGACTTTGAGTTAGACGTATCAGAGCAGCCTGAGGTTATCATAAAAATATTACTATATGCTGGCGTTGTAGTTAAGGATTACAATTTAGTAAATCTTACTTCTCAGCAAGTACAAGCAGAACAAATAAATCAAAAAAGCTAATAAACTATGTCTATACCTAATGGAGGTTTGATAACCGAAAACAATCGTCAGTACTATGCGGGAGCACAAAGTTTTTTGTCTACTGCTAACCAGACAGTGTTTGGACCAACAACATTTGACACTAACTTAGTTTTTGGCGGTTATAATCCTACAGATCCTGATTACGCTACAAATAACTATAAATTATACACTGCTGCACCTGGGCAACAAGTATACACAGAGTATACCGCTAGTTACAGTATAGCTGATAACAAGATAACATTTGCTACAGGTCTAGCTTTAAATACAGTTGTAGCTGTTCAATTAAAATCACAGACTGGTGGTGAGTATGGAAATAGAGATGCTTATGGTAATACTGTTGAGGAAAACTGGGGATCTTACTCTTACACCAAGCTAAACGACGTGGTAAGTAATTTCATGGTTGCTTACGTTGGAGCTGGTAAATTAGTGTCTGATGTAAAGAGAACAGACGTTGTCTTCTTTGCTAAAAGAGCTATGCAAGAGTTTAGCTATGATACATTGAAAAGTGTTAAGTCACAAGAACTAACTATACCACCTAGCCTGAGTATTGCTATGCCTCAAGATTATGTTAATTATGTTAACATGTCCTGGATAGATCGCTCTGGTATAAAGCATATTATATACCCAACTACATTAACTAGTAACCCAACAGCTATACCTCTACAAGACGACAATGGTATACCAGTTCAAGACGGTACTGGAGAAAATATACAGGGAACTTCTATAACAGAACAAAGATGGGACACTAATGGTATCGGTGTTATCAATAACCAATTAGAAGATGGATCACCTGTTTGGGCTGATGTATATGGTGGAGGCTTTGGTCAAGGCTTTGCTTGGCAAAGTGGGTTTTACGGTATACAACCTGAGGTCAGTCAAGTTAACGGTTGGTTCACTATAAATGAAAGAGAGAATACCTTTTCTTTCTCAAACGACTTAGTTGATCGTTTAATCATTTTAGAGTACATTTCTGATGGTTTAGCTTATGATCTAGACACTAGAGTCCCTAAGATGGCAGAGGAAGCTATATACGCTTATATACTACATGCTATAGTTTCCACTAGAATAAATCAACCTGAATATCTAGTTCAGAGATTGCGTCAAGAAAAAAGCGCTAAACTAAGAAATGCTAAGATAAGATTATCTAATATTAAACTAAGCGAATTTGTTCAAGTTATGCGAGGTAAATCTAAATGGATAAAATCATAAA